CACGATCAAGGGCGGCACGATCTATGGCGGTATGATCTATGGCGGCACGATCGAGGACGGTATAATCGAGGGCGGCACGATCAAGGGCGGCACGATCTATGGCGGCACGATCAAGGGCGGCACGATCAAGCAGACTCCGTTGCTTATTTTTGGCACACGGTATTGGATTGGGTTTTCGCGTCCCGGCTTCATTACCAGCGGATGCATTGAGAAACCACTTGAATGGTGGCTTGAAAATGTGGTGCAATGCGCGGAAAAGCACGGATATACCGTAGCACAGCAGCAAGAATATCGGGTGCACGTTGAACATCTTGCGGCCTGGATGAAGCTATACAACGTCGATCAACAAGAAGTGGCCACTAACCCCGTCGGCACCGAAGCTGGCTAGCACGAAGGCACTTAACCAGCCTCGGGCGCTGTGCGGAGCGCGACGTCCGGGGCGCAGAAGGAGAACGAACATGAAGGCACGAACCTACGCGGGCATGTGTGGACTCCCCGCAACGCCATACGACTGCAACACGGAACGCGCTCGGCAAGCCGGTGAATGGCGGAATGACTGTCCCAATGATGATCCTCCTGAGCTTCCCACGCATGTATCGCTCGGCGAATTAGGTGTTGCGTGCTGCGGGCAGATCATTTTGTTGTCAAAGAAAAAAGATCTCGCTGTCAGCAGCGATCTTCGACGGTTTCTTGACAAACAGATTAGTAGCAAGACAGCGGAGCTAATCGATATCTTCGACAAATTACTCGACATCGATCCGTATCCTTTGAACCCACGGCGGGCGGTGCTGACCACTGTTTTTTATACGCACTACTACATGTCTGTCATTGACACCGTAGCTATCTCGGCCGACCACGGGGTAAAGAGGATACTGGAGGACGGTGGGAAATGAGCAAATTATTTTGCACCGAATGCAACGAGCGGCTATATCCCCTGCGGCGACATGGAGTCACCGGCCCTAAGTGTGTCAGTCCGTGCCGCCACTGCCTCAATGCTATGCACACAGAAGGTTGGCACGAGGGTTGGGATGCCTGTAAAGAATCCATCGAAGAAGACAAAAGACACCAGCTAATAAAACCGGAGGGAGCGGCGTGGGGACCAGACCAATCTAGCGGTACACGGCAAATATTGTGGGCAGGCGAGAAATATGGACTGGTTGCGTCTGCATATCTCGATGGTGATTGGTGGGCAGACAGCACTAAGGGGAAAACAGTTAAAACTCTCGACCGTGCCAAACAAGCCGCCGAAGAAACCCTTGCCGCCGCGCAGAAATATGGCTTTCATTGGGAAGGGGAAGAGCCATGAAACTAATCCAACTGCTAGCCCTCTGGATCGCCGCCGGTGCCGTCGCCCTGGGTGGAGAGATGCTTTGCTGGGTTTTGGAATACGAAACATTTTGGGGAGCGGTGAAATGATAGAGACCCGTCCCCCGCTATTATCGGTTGACATCGAATGCCGTCTACGAGCCCTGCGGAAAGTAAAAACACATTACAAAAAAGGAATGACATGAAAATCAATAGTTTCGAAATCGTAAACGTTAAAAAGGTTCGGGCAGTGACAATGCAGCCATCGGCCAACGGCCTAACGGTAATCGGCGGACACAATGCACAAGGCAAAACGTCGGTACTCGATGCAATAGTTTGGGGGCTTGGAGGCGACAAGCACAGGCCATCATCGCCGCAGCGTGATGGATCGGCAGCCACGCCAGTCATCCGTATAGAACTAGACAATGGGATTATAGTCGAGCGAAGCGGCAAAAATGCCTCGCTTAAAGTTACTGATACACAAGGCAATAAGGCCGGACAGTCGTTACTAAATGAGCTTATCTCACAATTAGCCCTCGATTTGCCAAAATTCTTGTCGGCATCCAGCAAAAAAAAGGCCGACGTGCTGCTGCAAATCATCGGCGTGGGTGAACAGCTATTTATCCTCGATGCCAAGGAAAAAAAGCTGTACGACGAACGACATGCAGCAGGGTTGGTAGTCACACGGAAACAAAAACATACCGAAGACTTGCCATTCGAGCCAGACGTGCCGGATGAAGAGATTTCGGCAATGGAACTGATTCAAAAACAACAGGGAATCCTGGCAAAAAATGGCGAGAATCAGCGGTTGCGGTCAGCCGTGCTGCAAATCGAAACAGACCTAGCCGTAGCACAAGAAAAGGCAGCAAAGCTTGAGCAAGATCTCAAAACTGTCCGTGAGTACACCGTAAGACTGACGAATGATCTTGCTACCGCTAAGAAATCCACCGAACAACTGCAGGATGAATCGACCGCCAAACTCGAAGAAAGCCTGCTGCAAATCGACGACACCAACCGCCGTGTGCGAATCAACCGCACCAAGGCCGAAGCTGAAACCGAAGCGGCGGAAATACGGAAGCAATTCGACGACCTAACTCAGCAACTCTCCGAGGTAAGAAACGAACGGCAGCAACTATTGGATGATGCCACGCTCCCGTTACCCGGCCTATCTATCGCCGCCGGCGAGCTTACCTACAACGGACAAGCATGGGACTGTATGTCGTCAACCGAGCAATTACGAGTAGCCGTGGCCGTTATTCGCAAGTTACGACCTGATTGCGGCTTTGTGCTACTTGATAAAACAGAACAAATGGATGTCGAGACATTAGCTGAATTCGGTCAATGGCTCGAAACTGAGAATCTGCAAGTTATTGCCACTCGCGTGTCAACTGGCGATGAATGCAGCATCATAATCGAGGACGGGTTAATAGCGAGCGACTCGACCGAAGCAGTGGAGGATAGTTTCTAATGATAGCATTATCAGGAGGAAAAAAGGAAACGCCACAACGGGTGGTAGGCTACGGGCCGGAAGGCATCGGGAAAACGACGCTGGCCAGTAAATTCCCGGCACCGATTTTTATCGACATCGAGCAAGGTAGCAATCACCTTGACGTGATGCGAACGCCAGCTACTACATCGTGGTCGATGTTGCTGGGAACGGTCAACGAGTTTACGAAACCTGGCTGGCATGATCGCAAGACGCTTGTAATCGACACGGCTGACTGGGCAGAGGCGTTGTGTAGTACCCACGTATGCTCGGCACATCAAATCGCCAGCATTAACGAGCCGAACAGTTATGGTCGTGGCTTCTTACTGCTTGAAAGCGAATTTGCTAAGCTCCTCGATATATTATCGCTCTGTCGTGACAGAGGCATGAACGTCGTCATGCTGGCGCATGCTCAAATGCGGAAATTTGAACAACCAGACGAAGCTGGAGCTTACGATCGCTGGGAGTTGAAGCTGCAAAAAAAGGTGTCGGCTCTACTAAAAGAATGGGCCGATATGGTTCTGTTTGCCAACTATAAGACTGTCGTCACCGAAGTCGATGGCAAGAAGAAAGCAGCAGGCGGACGCCGGGTTATCTACGCGTCTCACCACCCTTGTTGGGACGCCAAGAATCGACACGGCCTTCCGGACATGTTCGACATGGACTACAAGTTCCTGGCCCCGCATATACCGACTGACACGATACAGTCGGCGACTAAAACTGAACCGAAACAAGAACTAGATACATTAGCCCATGTTGCCACCGAAACGGCGTTGATCGAGGAAGCCTTCGAGGGCGTTGACCCGCCACACCTGCGCCCGTTACGTGACCTGATGCAGCGTGATAATATCAGCGAAAGTGATCTGCAAGCTGCTGTTCATTATTGTAAACATTTTCCGGCGGACACGCCGCTACAAAACTATCCGGCCGAGTATGTTGCCGGTCGACTCGTGGCCAACTGGCCAAAGGTGCTGAACGTAATTCAGAAATTAAAGATAGAGGTGTAATAACATGAGTGACCAAATCGAACGTGAAATGGGATGGGACGATGAGTGGACGGATGACAGCGCGGACTTCGTGCTAGCACCGGCCGGGGATTACGATTTTGAGGTGACATACCTAGAACGCGGTCGTCACCAGCCCAATCCCAACGGCAACGGCAAGTTGCCAGAATGTCCCAAGGCTACATTATCATTGCGAATTGTAGCAGGCAGAGAAGAGGTGACGATTAAGCACAACTTATTCTTACACACGCGATGCGAAGGCATGGTATCGTCGTTCCTGCGATCAATTGGCCGAAAGAAACACGGAGAGCCTGCCAAACCTGATTGGCCCACCATGGTCGGCACACGTGGCCGATGCAAGGTAATCATAGACACATGGAAAGGGACAAATGGCAAGGATATGCAATCTAATAAGATCAAAAAGTTTTACGACTTCGACGAATCTCAGGCTGATACTTCTTTTGCAACGGATGATTTCTAATGGAATTACGGCCTTATCAGCAAGCAGCTAAACAGGCCACGTTCGATGAGTGGTCAGCCGGTCGGCAGCGTACGTTACTAGTGCTGCCGACCGGCACGGGGAAGACGATTGTCTTTTCCAAGATCATCGAGGATTGCGTTCGTAATGGCGACCGTTGTTTAATCCTAGCACATCGTGGCGAACTGCTTGACCAGGCGGCTGATAAGATGTCGCAAGCAACCGGCCTGGGTTGCGCAGTAGAAAAAGCCGAACAAACGTGTTTGGGTGAATGGGAACGGATCGTCGTCGGTTCCGTGCAGTCGATAATGCGACCGCAACGACTTGAAAAATTTAAGTCGGATTATTTTAACACCATCGTGGTGGATGAGGCACATCATGCTCTGTCGGACACATACCAACGAGTATTAGCTCATTTTTCTAATGCAAATGTGTTAGGTGTAACGGCGACACCTGACCGTGGCGACCGGCAGAACCTTGGTAAGTTTTTTGATTCAATCGCCTATGAATATTCGTTGCCCGAAGCTATCCGCGATGGTTTTTTATCGCAGATTCAAGCGATGACAATTCCATTGGAATTGGACATTAGCCAAGTTGTAACGCAATCAGGAGATTTCCAGCTTGCTGGACTAGGTACGGCCCTTGATCCATACTTGGACCAGATTGCTAAAGAAATAGCCCAACGATGTAAGAGCCGAAAGATTGTGGTATTTTTGCCACTGATCGAGACAGGTAAAAAACTACAACATCGGCTTGAACAAAACGGATTACGGGCCGTTGAAGTCAACGGCAAATCGAAAGAGCGAGCCGAGAAACTAGCCGACTTCGACGCCGGAAAGTATGATGTACTTTGTAACGCCATGCTTTTAACTGAGGGTTGGGATTGTCCGACCGTTGACACGATCGTTGTGCTGCGGCCTACAAAAATTCGTTCACTTTACTGCCAAATGGTAGGCCGCGGAACTCGCATCCACCCCGATAAGGATCATTTATTATTGTTGGATTTTCTTTGGCACACAGATCGACATGAGCTTTGTCGCCCTGCCCACCTTGTATGTGAGTCGGACGACATTGCAGCAAAGATGACGGCCGACATGGCCGAAATGCCGGGGATGACAACAGACCTGGAAGCCGCCGAACAACGGGCCGAAGGTGAGGTTATTGCCGAACGCGAAGAGGCGCTAGCCAAAAAGCTAGCCGAGCTTCGCCGCAAGAAGGCTAAGCTGGTTGATCCACTGCAATATGAAATGTCAATCGGGGCCGAAGACTTGGTCGACTACCGGCCGGCGTTCGGATGGGAGATGGACCCGGCTAGTGATACCCAAATCACAGCCCTGGAAAAGTCGGGCGTATCGACAGCCGGGGATATGACGAAGGGACTGGTATCCAAGTTGCTCGATCGCGTGCAGAAACGGCAAGCGGTTGGACTGACCACGCCCAAGCAGATTCGTTTTCTGGAAGGCAAAGGCTTTCTACATGTGGGCAAGTGGCAGCAGGATCAAGCCAGCAGCATGATTGCCCGAATATCAGCTAACAAATGGCGGGTGCCAGCGAGTATTGAGCCGGAGAATTACGAACCGGAATAACAAACAATAATAATATGGAAAAAATCATGAAGACCTTAACGCGGGAAGCAATCACAGCAGAAGGAGTCTGGGTGCCATTTAAGGATTCTAGGCACAATGCTTACTACCTATTCTTTGATGGTGGTCTACAAAAACGGATTTATGAACAACCTAATGGCACAGGCTGGTGGGTCCATAGGGGACCTGGAAAACCCTATAAAACAAAAGACGAAGCCCAACTTGCTGCCAAAGAAATTCTCATTCACGCGCAATAGAAGCTACTAACCAACGGATTGACTAATGACAACAATGGAACTGTTGGGGCATATCGACCCCGCTGTCCTCAACTATCAAGACTGGCTGTCGGTTGGCATGGCCCTGCATCATGAAGGCTCGACCGCTGAAATTTGGGAACAATGGTCGTTGCCAGACAAGGATCGCTATCACGCCGGCGAGTGCCAACACAAGTGGGCGTCGTTTCGTGGCAACGGCCAGCCGGTTACTATAGCCACGGTTGTGGAGATTGCCCGCAAGCACGGCTATCAGCCAGCGTATGCACAAGACGGTGGTCACGCGC